TAAAACTTTCGTATCTCTATCGTTGTTCAGATTTAATCTTCTCGTCACACAATTTCACTATGTGTTCCTGAATAGTGATTTCATGCTTAGATTGTGCTATTATTTCTAAAGACTTCTCCCTCATATCAGTCCAGAATTTCTCTTCTTTAGTGCCTATCTTAATGCCCAAATCTTTAGGCTCTTTCATATTTCACCCGATAAAACTCTGTTCTTATATTCTACCGCTGTCTCTTCTTTAACTTCCTCTGTTTGAGGGTGTCCTACTGAGACTCCTCCTAACTTTGCCTTAGCCTTAGCATTTTCGTTCTCAGCTATTGCTTTATTGAGAGCTTCAGTTTCCTCGTTAAGAGCTTTAACTTTCTCATCCTCACTTAGAATTTCCTCACTTTGTTTTTCTTCTTCCATTGTTTTTGTACCTCCTTATCATGTTAGTAGTGTCTCTACCACTTCCTATCCCTCTAATTCCGTAATTCTTTCCCCATAACTTGCTAAAGCTAAACCTGCTTGGAAATCGCTTGGAGTTATTGCTCCGCTTTCCACTTGAGCAATCCTTTGCTCTATTGCGAACAATAATTCTTTATAAGTAAACATTTCGGTTTCAATGACGTTAATTTCATCTGAATTAAATTGTAAAGACGGAGAGTGATTGATTAAAAGTTTTAATCTGCTTTCCATTCTTTGGGCGTCTTGTTGTGCAATTTCCAATTCTTGCTCTGCCAGTCTTGGACTCATAATTCCTCCAGAAGTCCACGTCTCATATTTTGTCATTCTTGTTCTTTCTTTTTTAATGTTCTTTCTTATAGCCTCAATATTTCCTCTCGGAGTTTCCACTAATCCTCCCGCATATTTACCAATTAAAGCTCCTGCAATAGGGATTCCCTCCACAACTAAACCAGTTTGTTCACTTGCTGTCAATCCCTCTCCTATGACTTCCTTTTCAATTTGTGTCAAAGCGTCATTCATTAAAATTTCTGGCTCGGGAATTGCTCCCTTCTTTAGGTCATAATTTTCAAGAATCGTTCCTCCTTTAGTATCTTGTTTCTTTTTTAAAGCGGATAAAATTGCTCTACCTCCTGCGGTTATAAATCCTCCCAATATTGGGAGTTTAGAAAATCCTTTTTTCTCTGGCAAATCAAATGTTCTTTTTTCCGGAAAACTCTCCATTAAATTTTCTTCTTCTTCTTCTGCCTTTGTTCTTTGTTCTGTTAGTCTGTTTATAACCTCTTGACTAATTACTCCCTGTTCTTTGAAAGTCTCTAGTTGTTGAGGAGTTGCATTTGCAAATTTCTTTAGCTGTTCTCCCTCTTCTACTGTTAAAGGAACTCCACTCTCTCCTGAAAAGAATTTACTCCTAGGAGTTTGAGTGTTAGCCTTCTGTTCTGGAGTTAATTCTCCAGCTCTTGTTCCTTGTCTATGAACTATTTGGCCCCCTCTTGCAGTAGCAAACTCTCCAGTTTGCTCATTCAATAATAATGCTCCCGATTGCCCTTGATTAAGAGACTGGGGTTGTATAGGATTTTCTCTTGAACCTGCTCTCTGGTCTGGGAATTGTTCTTTAAGATTAGCACTTAGTTCTTTGTCTGTTAAAGGTTTACCGAACTTATCAGTTGGTCTATCTTCTATGGGAATTTTGCTTGGGTCTCTAATAGTTTGTATATCTTTAATGGTTTGTTTAGATTTATCTACATTTAAATTTAGTTGTTCTTTCTTTTCTCTCCTTCTTTTTTCTCTTAATCGTTTCCTTTCTTCTATACTCACCATAGTTTCTTCTGTCTCCCTAAGTATTTAATAAACTCTAAACCAACTCCAAATCCAATTAATAGAAAACCCCAATAGTCTTTACTTAATAATAGAGTAGTTCCGAAAGCTGTTAAAGCTAAGGCAGTACTGTTAATTATAGTTTCAATTACGGGCTTAGTGTGTTCTATTGGTTTTTTCTTTGTCATTCTCTATCTACTCCAACCTGTGTGTCCTTAGGCTGTATGCTTGTTTGCCCTGTGTTCTTCTGTTCACTCTCATTCATCATTCCACCTAATTGAGGAGGCTTATTGAATTTAATTTTAATTGCAATTTGATTCCATAAATCCGATTCTAATTGTACTTGCTTACGGGTATAGAAAGGTTGAAACGTGAGGAATCCAACCTTTCCACCCGCTTCGGTCAAACCTTCCGAAGTAACAATAGCCTTTGGAACTCCAGAAGATTGATAAAATAGGTTGTCTAAATATGTCATCCATGACAATCTATCCTTAGTTGTCATAGGATTGTCCTTTAATTCACTAACCCCTTTCATTGTGACTAACACTTCTTTTTTCTTATAAGCTGTTTGAACAGCATTAATAGCAGCAGCTATTTTAGTATTGTCTTCAGTGTCTACTTCTAACACTCCCAACATTTCCCTATGTCTAATTAATCCCTCATCTTGTAAAGCCTCAGCTTTCAAATCAATAATTTTCTTTAACGCTGTAAACATACTTGTTCCATGAACTTGATTTGCCACTCTGTTTCTCATAGTGTGAAAGATTTGATGAGGTTGGAATATTTTATTTGAAGGAATATGAACATAGTGTTTGATTATTCCCTGTTTATTCCATACGCTACGCATATCTCCAATCCATAAAGGTTTAAGATTTGCTAAAGTTCCTTTATCATTTCTAACAATCTCAGCCATAGCGTCACCTAAAGATTCAGTCATTACAACTTGATTCCATAAAATGTCATGAATTGAATCTTCTCCAGACCCGTTAATTTTTTCTAAATTAAACCCTGTCATGGTATCAGTTTCAAAGCCTTGTCCAGTTACATAAGTTGCTAAAGCGTTAATAGAAGAGTGAGCCTCTGCAATATTCATATAGTAACCTAAGTCAGTTGAAGCATTTGAATAATCCCAGAAGGTATCTCCATCCTCTACTCTATGCGAGTCTGGAACTTCTGCTCCGACTGAGAATTTTGATTCACTTCCGGAAAAGTTTGTTGTTGTTGTTTGTCCTATGTCTAAATCGGCCATTTTATATTTTTACGGGAATTTGTGCGAGGCATATTGTTACGGGTGAGTTATGTTGAGTGAAATCAATTTCCCTCCCTGCTGTTCCAATATCCCACTCCTCATAGTTCTCAAGTGGGCTAACTAATCTTCCTTTTGGGTCACAACATAAAACTCCTTGTGTTGAACCGCTTCCACTTGTTTTTTTCTGCCAACTTTCAATAGTAATCCTTAGGGATTCCCCATTCTTAAAACTTGTCTTTGGAATTGTTAAGGATAGAGAATCCATCCATAAAAGATTATTATCTTTTCCTAAAGAGTTTGTCTTTGTGTCTCCCGTTTTACTTATAATATCCGTTTCGGTTGTTCCATCCCATTTTCTAACTTTAACAATCGTATATTGTTCAAAAGCGTGTCCGTCCGTGTCACTTGTTGCTCCCGCGGGAACTTGGAATATTGCCTCTCCCTCTATTGTAATATTTTTCCTAAAATCTAAATCAAAGTCCTCATCTATAACTTTGGTGTCTGTCCCCCCACTTGTTGAAAGTCCTCTCACAAATATTTTGTGTCCATACCACGCAGTTGGAGACATTCTATTCCCGTCTGAAACTTGGCCTAAAAATAATTCTATAACTCCCTTACCCGTTGCGAAGTCTGAGAAACTTACACTAAGAGTTTCTTTAGGTGCTTCCAAAAAGTGGTGAGGGATTCTATTAGCCATTAGTTTGTAGTGTTTGCGTTAATATAGTCAGTTGATTTCTTTTCTGTTAACAGTTTAATATTGTCTGAGAAAGTTGTGTATAACATATCTAAGATTGATTGGGCGTTTGCCAGTCCTCCCTCGTATCCATCCATATCATATTTAACAACTTTCATGGCAGCCTTTACAGCTGTCGTTTCATTAAGAATTAGTTTTGTAATTGCTCCTAAACCTGCATAGGTTGATAAATAGTCCACTCCAGTTAATGCACAGATGTATGATTCTGCTTGGTTTATGAAATGTTCAATAGCCGCAGTATCCATATCAGTAGTTTCTCTACCACTTCCTGCCTCATCCCTAACTTGGTCTGCTGTACAAAATGTTACTGCCATTATTTATAAAATAACCTCTCGATTGCTCTTGTTAAATCTTGAATCGCTTTAACTAAAGCATAATCCTTATCTTCAAGATTGACTGTTTCCTCCTTTCCGTCATAGTCCTTAATCTTTGTTGGTTTTGTCATAGTTTAAAGGAGTAAACTAACCTATTAATAACTTTCTCTTTTACACACCACGCCATTCTTATTATTGCTTCGGCTGAGTGAGTGTGATTTCCAAATATTTTAACTTTTGTAGGTTGTCCGTCTCTATATACGTGTTCCCACTGAACAGATTTTAAAGACATCTTAACTTCATCATTATTTAGTAGCTTAATCTCTCCCTTTTCCATGAGTGACTTAAGATTGTCGTACAAGTCTTCCTTTAGAAGTCTTTGGAATTTATTATCATCAAGAGGTCTTGCTCTGTTGTTAATGGCTACAACCTTTCTCTTTACTTTATCATTACGGAGTAAGTGGTCTAATACTGAGACTCCCAGTGTTCCAGCTCCTGCGTCTATGTATATCTTGGAACAGTTGTATATATTGTCCATTCCTATGATTCTCTCCTCAGTTTCCCATGTTAGTTGCTTACTTGTTACTATATTATCAACTTGATGTATCATTTCCCTATTAATTCGTCTACCTACTGCTATAACTCCTAAATCCCGCCCCATCCGAGCAATATCCACGCCAGCAAAGAATTCTCCTCCTTGTCGTATGCCTTTAGGGTGTTCTAAACAGCATACTTTCTTGATGAGTTCGTCACTAAAGTACTGCTGCAAATCTTCCGTGAAAAGTCCTAAATATTCCTGAGAATATTGGGTCTTACTCATTTCCTTCTTTTCTTCATCTAAGAATTGGATGGCTAATTCCTTGATAGTAGCTGTCCATGTCTTATTTATGGGTCTATTATGTATAACTTCTTCAGATGTCTTGTAAAATACCTTCCATTTCTCGTTCTTATTGAGAAATGCTTTGTAAAAGTAGTTAAATTTGGTCTTATCCTTAGTATATTTCCCAAATGGTGTGGAATCCATCCAAATATGACCTCCCGTAGTTAGTAATATTGGCTTAGCCGCCTCAAATACCATTTCATTCATACGACTACATTCGTTTAAGTAGAGTACATCTCCAGTAAATCCCCTTGCTCCACTACCATCGTCTCCAGTTGGTCTACTTCTAATTATACTTCCGTTTGTTAATTGTATAGTGGACTTAGTTGGTCTCTTCATTCCAGTACATACTCTGGAGCTATGGTTTGCTAATAAGTAATCAAGTACCATTACTATTACGGTGTGTGCTTGGTCTTCTGTTAAACTTAAGACTACTATTCTATAATTCGGGTTCTTTAGTAGTCTATGTGCTGCTTTTCTTGCAAAAGTGAACGTTCCTCCAATTTGTCTACCCTTACACAAACAAATATACCTATCTTCGCAATCTATTATTTCCTGTTGCCAGTCGTCTAGTTCAACCTTCATTATGATTAAAAAACTTTTTAATCTTTTTAAATTGTTTCATTTTTAATAATTTTCTGAAGCGGGGGTCGGCAGGAATCCGACCATAATCCTTAGAAATGTTTCAAACGTCGCTTAAAATGGCTTAAAATGAGGATTTAATCGCTTTATATGGATTATTTATTAATCGTTGGTTTTCTGTGTAAACTCAAGGATTTGAGGGATGATGGTAATTCTGTGATATGTTAAATACGTGTTTTAAGCCATTCTAACGAACGATTATAATTATAGATTGTTTCAAATATAGATTCTCCACAGGAAATGGTGGTCACCTCAATTTCCAGTGGAACTCTCCCATGTATTCATTAATTTATATAAAAATATTTGTGAAGGTGTGCGGTTCGGATGCCCTTCACAAAGAATCTAAGATATATAAATCTAATGAATACGTGGAACAACTATTAAGTAGTGTATGAGAGTTAAAAACAGATAAATATATAAGCAGGTTATTACTATTAACTTAGACTGCTATTGGTTAGCATGGGTCTGTGAGGAGTTAAGATAAAGCTCTAACTCTTAGGAGAAATCTATTGGTCGGTTGTGATATGAATAACATAACGGGTTCACAGGGTCGATATAATCAACTGGCATAGTGGTTGGTGCATTATATCTATACCCATTTTACCATTATCATTATGTTATTCACAATTGAGTATATGTAACCCTACCTGTGGGTTTACACAATTTCTTAGATATTTTACATTAGTAACTTTCATACCGTAGTGTTTTGCAAGTTCTTCTTTAGTCTTATATTTTATATTAAATACAGAAATATCCAAATGAGAAATTTTAAAATTACTCCAAAATAAATGCCTACCTACCTTTTGGCCTTGAATTAATGGCTCATAATATGGGATAACATTTTCTATGACCCACTTGCCTTTAAACCATTTAGTTAAAAGTATAATCTCTTGATATAAAGTCATATCTGGATAAGGGACTTTATTTGGGTGCATTAACCTAAATTTACTATGAGTTGGGCATGGTGGAGAACTCCATATAAAATCATAATCCTCATAATGGTCTAATAAGTATTGGTGTGCGTCACATATTATCACTCTATCGTTTGGAAAGTTTTTCTTATATTCCTTAGCAATTTCTTTATTATTCTCAATAGCTGTAATCTCATGCTCATCACCCCAAAGCCATCTATTACCACCAATACCAGCATATAAGTTTAGAATCTTCATAGTTTCGCTACAATCCCACTTCTTTTAATGTCATCTGTCATATCATTAAAACAATCATGACAGCACCATGTTTCATCTGGACACAACCACAGAAATTTCTCTTTGGCCATAGCCTCATCGCAAAATAGTTTACAGAAATTACATTGTGCCATCTCTTCAGTATTCTCAGCTAATGCCTCATTTAATACCTCAGAAAGATTGTCTCCTCTTGTCTTAGCTTGGTCAAATAAACCCTCATCAATATACACAGTTGTTCTTCTTTTATCGCTCATTTCTTCAGCTCCTTTAGAAAATTGTTAGCCATACGCATTATAAGATAATTCCAATTTTTGCCAGTTTCATGCTTGAAATATGCTTTCTCAATACGCTTTAACTTAGTATATTCCTTCTCAGTTAGTGTTAATTTAATTATCTTCATGATTATGATAGGCAGAGTAATAAAAAGAGGTGATATTTTATTTGGTGTTTGTTGTCATCCCTCTGCCATAAATGACTATTATTTTAATAATTCCTTAATTTGTTTTTGGAGTTCACGAATATAGATAGTATGGGTCTTTGTTCTTTGATTCAAAGTTTCAATCCTTGTGTTCAAAGCTCTCCATACTTTCTCTAATTCCTCATCGTTCATTCTGTAACTCCTTAACCATATTATACAATCCTTTAGCATGGTTATATATAGCCTCAGCTTCAATTTTACCTGCAATAAATGCTGCGTTAGCTTCTTTTACTGCACATTGAGCCTCAATACTGTTCTGTTTTGAGTCAAATCCCGATTTAGGTTGTTTGTTATAGGTAGGAGTCTGTCCTTGATTCTCTGTTCCAGTAGTACCTTCAATCTTTACTATCTCCCTACATATTGGGAAATTAGCACAACCAAAAAACTTTCCATATTTACCCTCTTTAACAACCATGGGGATGTTACAAGTTTTACAATTCATCTTCATTTAACCTCCTTGTCATTATATTTGAAACTCTCTCAAAGTAATTTATTAACATCTCTCCTTCGTAGGGAGGTATTACTTTCTTGAGTTGGTTATATGTCTGTAACCTTATCCGAATCTGTTTATATTCTCGTTTCATTTTAAACAATTACCACCGTTTTAGCTGAACATTTGGGGCAATCAATGATAAACTCCTCTCCATCTGGTTTATTAAAAGCTGCAAAACCGAAAGAGTTGTCACAACTAAAGCAGGTAATTTCTAACTCATAGTCATCTGTCATTATCATTCTTGACCCTCCGTATATTGCTCTTGTGCCATGTCTTCAGCATTCCATTTCTTATCTTGCCATCTATCTTCTTGATATGCTTGTTCTAAAACTTTATCTTCATATTCCTTTCTTGATGGGTACATATCGTTTTCAAGTTCTAACTCCACATATAACTTTTCAAGTAGGTCTATTTTTTTATGTGCTAATTGGATTAAATCCAATATTTGTTTTTGTTTTTCTGTTTGTGTTTTCATTGTATAATATACAAGAATAAGGGGTTTATAAATGTTTCTAATTGTTTCAATTACTCTTTAGGTGTCCATTCTGGCTTAGCTAACTCCACTAATATTTCTTCATGTGTCGACGCTGTTTTATTAATTAGTTCAAGTTTAGGTTCTGCACCGACGGGTAACTTTGCAATACATTTTGTTTTATCATTATTGATTCTTGGCTCTAAACTTTTGCATTCTACAAATTGCATTAAGTCTCCTGCTGTTACAGGATAATCTAAAATATAATATTTATTATTTATCATTATGGTACATCTGCCTCTATATCTCCAGCCTCCATATTTACTCCTGTCAAATCGTTGCTCGTAGTTTCTTGGTCGATAATTGTTGTTTCATCATCATCAACATCATCCCCCATACGCCAGTAACTTATAAGATTAGCATTGGCTGAATGTTCTGAAACATTGTTCGGAGATCCACTATTGTAAATTTCATCAATCTCCGCCTGGCTAAAAGATTTATTGAAAATACTTACTTCATCAATATTCCCATTTAAAGGGAATAAACTCCCCCCTTCTCCGTGTCTTGTTGCAATACTAAACACACTCGTTCCGTCTAAATCTGCATTTAAAGCAGTTGGATCTCCTGTATTTGCTTCAGCACTTCCATTAATATATAATTTAAGTCCTGTTGCACTATCTCTATCAATAGTCATGCATACATGGTACCATGTGCCAGAAGATATAGTGGTGTCTGTTCCAGCACCAACTGCTGCATTTGAACTATCTCTTAATTGGCAGCCAAAAGAAGTTCCTGAGGCATACATACCATAACCCTCTTCTTTAAATTGAAGTGTTCCTTTGCCCATAATAAATTGAGTTCCTGTTGTATCTCCCAACTTAACCCACGCCGAGAGTGTTGCGTCATTAGCCCCTATTTGCAGTATAGTATTATTTGCAGCCCTGTAATATTCATCTACTCCATCAAATAATACCGACTTTGTATTTACCCATGCTAATTGTATGCCCAAATTTGTTAAGGCTTTACAATTTAATACTGTCCATATTGTATCTTTAGTAGTACAGACAACTTCAACGCTATCAGTTTTATATCCACTTTCAATATATCCTCCATTTGTACCCGTTGCACTAACTTGGTCTTTTAATAATATTTGTTGGTCGCCTGTTGGTTTCATTCTCCAACCCCCCGCACCCTTACCCAACATTATAATTCTGTCCCCAACATCGCAAGTTGCGGGTAAACTTACTGAAATTTGTGTTGCTGCGTTCATTAAGTAATTATGATTAACCTCTAAAGTTCCTTGAATCTGTCCTGTCAATTCTGTCCATTCATTTTCACTACTTAAAACAGAAGTCTTTAATGCACTCTCCTTTACCCCCGATAAATTTGGAAGAACTAAAGGGTTTTGGGTATTAACAACATTGGGATTTACAGAATTAAATAAACCTTGCTCTCTTACTATCGTTTCTTCTCGGGTCAATCTTCCAGAGCCTTTCCCGCCCATTATAAACCAACCTTATCTCTTTCTTTAACAATACTTCCTTCTTCTGGTATTAAAGCCATTTCCCTTCCTGTTTGTTTCTGAGTTCCAGCAATTAAACCTTCTTCTATTGGGTACTCTGTTAA